TGCCCTTGTCCCACTTGGCATAAAAAGCGCGCTGTCCCTTGGTCTTGCCGACGCCATAGAGCGTGCCAACCGGCACGTCGCCGCCAAACTGGATTTCGCCCTGGACGGCCGTGTGCTTCTGCTTGCCCTGTTTCTGCTGGCTGAGCTTGCCCACGGCGAACTTCGCGCCGAAGGCGAGCGCGCCGCCAATCAGACTGGTAGCGAGGGCAGAGCCGCCGAACAGCGCGCCGGCGATTGCCGTGGCGATACCTGTAAAGATTGCCATGATGAATTATCCGAGGTGAAAGGCTGCAATGACGTCGGCGAGGCCGTGATCGCTGCGGCCGCGTTCGGTCTTAGTGACGAAACGGGCGCCGAGGCAGACGCCAACATGTTCGGCGCCATCGGCAAGACGCAGGATGACGAGATCACCAAGGCGTGCTTCCGCCCCGCCCTTCGGCTGCTGGCCGAGTTCGGCCGCGAAGAAGCTCACCAGCGACGCGTACCCGCGCCGACGCAGCGCCCGCTGCGCACCGGCAAGCGTCCGATAGGCGCCGCGATACTTATCGGCCGTGGCCGAGCCCGTCAGCGCATCGACGAAGGCGCAGCCAAGCATGAAGCAATCGGCCGAGCCATAGGCATAGGGTTTCGCAAGCTCACGCGCGAGCGTGGCTTCAACGATGCGGAAGCGGTTCATGGGGACCTATCAGGATTCGACATTTTCGACTGGGGATGCTTATCTCCCGCAACTTTTAGGAGATAAAGCATGGCGAAGACCGAGCTGGCCATTGGGGCCGGAGTAGCAGCGCAAGCATTGGCGGCTGCTGCGCTGGAAATGCTGCTCTGGTTAGGGCACGACGACGTTATTGAGGAAGTCAAGTCGATTGCGTTGCATACTGTGAACCGGTCCATCGACGAAGCATCGAACATAGACAAGGATCGCGCGAAAGATCACGCCCGCCACGCCTTGTTGGCACTCGTTGAAACCATTAAGTTGAAGCAGGCGACGGACAAAACACGGCAGGATCGATTGTCATAACAACAGAGCCGTTGACCTCCCGATAGCTGTGGCCAATCGAAGAGGCTATCGTGTTCAGTCTTTGGTGGCGTCTCCGGGACATTCGTGCGGCGCACGCCCTGAGGACTTGTAATCTACTGCTATTACGTTTTTCATCGAAGGAACTCCTATCGGCTCACCTGGCCCCATTCCTCGGGGATGGTCGCATTCGTCGCCACGAACTCGAGGCCCGTGTCAACAGGGCTATTGTCGAACTGCTGTTCGGCCTGCGAGCGCTTGACGCCGGTCGAGCCGCGCGCCGATCGTCCGGGCGGTTGCAGGTCGATCATCATCGTCAGCGTCCGCTCGGAACCCGAGACCGCGCCTTCATTGTAGCGGACCTGGTCGATCTCGTAGATCGTCGAGACCAGGATGCCGATAACGCTGCTCGAATTCGGCTCACCGGCGAGCGCGGTGATGATGACCGGCGCGTTCTGATAGTTGAACTCCTCAATGCGCGCGACCGCATCCTCGGGATCGGTCACCGGAATATTGGAGAAGACGATGGTCCGCGTGGTGACGGCTACGCCGACGGCGCTCACCAGGTCACCAGGCTGGATGTACCGGTTCGGCAGATACACCAAACCATTGTACGTGAACTTGCGCCCGCCGCGGTGATACCCAACGGTCTTGCCGGGCAGATCGAGGCGGATCAGGTCGAGGATTGCGAACTCGCCGCTCTCGACCAGGTCCTCGACCTCGGGAGATAGCACGCTCATGAGAGGAACAGCTCCGTTGTGGTAAACTGGACATTATAGTTCGGCCAGGTCTTCGGCATGCTGAAGCTCCCAGCATCCATCTCCATGATGCAGGATGGCTTCTCGAAATGGACGGTGCATGGCAGGGTGAACACCTGCAGGTCGAGACCGAAGCGGATCTTCAGGGTCACGACGCCCGCTGCGCTTGCTGTCGCGGCAAGAGTGATCCGGTGCAGCGATCGCATGAAGGTCGATTTCCGCACCTCGACATAGTCACCGGGGCCGAGCTTAAAGCCGGCCGGCAGGCCCGAGACGACGATCGTGTTGCCGTCGGTGATCGACTGCAGCACGGCGTCTCCATTGAAGGCTCCGCCGCCGGCCTTCACGCCGGAAAGTGGATTGCTGCCCTGATAGGCGATCGGCCGCGGTCGGTGCGCGTCGTAGCCGGCGATTACACCGCCGTCGTTCGCATCCATGTTGAAGGCGTCGAACAAGGCCGCCTCGGCCGTGGTCAGCTTCGACGCCGAATAGGAGGCGATCCAGTAAGGCGTCCCGGAATAGGCGGTCTCGGTACGCCTGCCTTCCATGCGGTTCGTGTCGCGGATGCGCACAGGATCGAACGCGACCTGGCCGTAGACCACGCTCGGGAGCGAAATGAGAAAAGCCATCAGAAATCTTCCCCGCCATTCTGGCGATAGTTCGCCCGAGCCTCCTCGTTGCTGCGCACGATGCGCACGGTCTGGTCGCCGGTCTGCTCGAGGATACTGGCCAACAAATCCTTGCTCAGTACGATCTCAATGACGGTCCGGCCGCCGCCGCTCTCGCCATCGCCTGACGCGCCGGACAGCTTGCTCGGCGCGATGATGCGGCCGTGGCTGGTCGGGGCAAAGAACTCGTCCTCATATTCGTTCACCCGGTAGATGCGCCCGGGAGAAACATCGCCGCCGCCAGCGCGAGCGCCGCCATAGCCGAGGAAGTCGCCGAGGGTGGTGGTCGGCACGAAGTTGGAGGCGGAACCACCGCCGCCGCCGAAGATCTCGCTGAAGAGTGAACCGAAAAGCCCCTTCCCGTTCGTCTGGACATTGATGATCTCGGACAGCAGCGCCGCGATCGCCTCCTTCGCGTCGAAGCTGCCGTCGACGATGCGCATTAGCTGATCGTCGAGAACCAGCCCCATTCGCTCGGCCGCTTCTTCGCTCCGCTCATACTGCTCGGCCAGAGCCTCCTCGGCTGCGAGCTGGCGGTACTTTTCGTCGATGAGCGCCGAGATCTGCTGGCCTTCCTTCGAGGTCGCCTCCACCCCTGCCTCGCGCAGCGCGATGGTGCGCTCGCGCTCGATATCGGTGAGACCTATGATCGCCAGTTCCTCGCGCAGCGACGCGATGACGTCGTCGATCGCCTTCTTTTCCTTTTCGGCCTCGGAGACTTTCTTGGACCGTCCGCCGCCTTTTTCTTCCGTGGGGATCGGCGTCCAGGTCCTCTCGGCCGGGCGGTTCATCGGCTTGAGGCGATCGCTCAGGATGTTAACGATCTTCGCCTCTTCGTCGGCGAGTTTCCGGCTCTCTTCCTTCAGGGCTTCTATCTGCCCGGTGTAGCCGGCAAGATTTGCGTTCTTGCTGTTTTCAAAACCAAGCTTCCTGGCGACATCGGAGAGCTTCTCGTCCTGTCGAGCCTGCGCCTCCTTCTTCTTAAGGATTTCATTCTCGATCTCGAGCCGACGCTCGCCGATTTCGGCTTGCCTGCCCTGAAGCGTGCTGTTCATCTGGTTTTGGAAATCACGGAAGCCGTCGATAAATTCCGCCAGGCTGTCGGCAGCAGAGACGATGGCGGATTTCAACTTCGTGCCGACCGTCGTCGCAAGCATGTTGAACTTGCGGTCGACGTCTGCAGCCTTCTGGATCATCTGCTCATCAAGAACGATGCCCAAGTCGTTTGCGGCCTGAATGGTGTCGCGGATGCCCGCTTCGCCGGCCTCGATAAGCTGCACGAACTGTTCGCCGCCCGCGCCGCCGAAGATCTCGTCCATGATGCGGATCTGTGCCGCCTTGTCGAGCTCGCCCAGGCGACCGATGATCTCGGTGAAGAGATCAGCCGGATCCTCGAGCTTCTGCTTTAGATCCTCGGCCGAGTAGCCGAGGCGCTGGAATGCCTCTGCTGCCGAGCCGCCTCCGGTGACGATGAATTCGTCGGCCCGAAGGTTCAATTCCTTGATGCCGTCGGTCAGCGCGTCGACGCCGACACGGTTCTGCTCGGCGACGAACTTCAGCTCCTGGAAGCTCTTGACGTCGAGGCCGGCCCGACGCGCCTCGTCGCCGATCGAGGCAATCGCGCTCGCTGCGTCGCGCAATGCGGTGACGCTGGCGGCGGAGACAAGCCCGGTCACGAGACCGGCGCCGCCGGCCACGAGGTTCTTGATCCGGCCGAAGGATGCAACGACGTCAGTTGCCGTCGACTTCGAGAGCGCCCGTACCCGGGCAAGCGCGGACTCGAAGCCTTTCGGGTCGCCGGAAATTGTGACGGGAATATCGGGACGGCTCATAGGTGCCTCGTTGCGGAAAACAGAAAAAGAGCTGCGCTCCGCCACGAAAGGGAGGGGCGCATGCTCAGGTTTTTCTTAGCGATTACTCTTGGCGCGGTTGCCGGAGAGGCTTCGGCGGGATGCAATAAAAAGCTTTTCAACGTTGAAGGCTGGTCGGCAAAGTCGATGGCCGAGCGCAGAGTTGAGGGTCAGCATGGACCTTAGGTCTACGGCCCCGAAGCCTATTGGGATTATCGAGGCGCTCGAAGCCAGGACAAGGACATGCTCACCAGCCCCGGCAAGCTCTACCGGGGCGGGGAGGTCATCGACGTGTCGCCGGGTGAGGCTCGCTACAACTGGGTGATGCAGACGCTCACCGGGGATGTGACCGATGGTTACCCGGGGCTCAAGGGCATGGGTCCCGTCAAGGCGGCGAAGGTTCTCGACAAGGTCGGACCTGACGAGGACCCGTGGCCCGCATGTTCGCAGCCTACGAGAAAGCGGGGATGACCGAGGAAGACGCGCTGCTCCAAGCCCGCCTCGCTCGCATCCTTCGTCGAGGTCGTCTGCGGTGAAGCGCTCGGGATCGGTCGGGCGTCCGACCAGATCGGGATCGCGCGGTCCAGCTCCCTGACGAGCATCGGTGCGAGCCGTGCGCCGTACTTGGCCTGAAGCTTGGGGTCGGGATACGGCCGTCCAGATGCGGACCTGATATCTTGTGCGAACGGGAAGACTCACCATCTATGTTGCTGTTTGTAACTCATTGAAATGAGGACGCCCGATGGCTGCATTTGCCCCTTTGAAGGTTCTCGGCAAAAACGAGTACGTTCTAATTAATCCCTCTCAGGTTGTTGCTATCGAGCTTGCCGGTGATGGCAAAACCTCGAGGGTTTGTGTCGGCGTCACGGCGAAAGGCGTCCAGAACTTCTACGACATCGAACACCCTCCGAAAGAAGTCTGGATCAAGTTAAACAGCTAATTACGCCTCCGGGCTACCCACCCCCGATCGCCTTCGCGTTCGGATTGCTTTTCAGCGAAGGCCGGACACCATGCTCTGCGGCAATGCGCCGGACTTCTTCGCGCGAAATGAACGGTCCGCCACGGATATTCCCGGAAAGCCCCTCCACGGTCATCTCGAATTCCGCCGCCGTCGCCTTCCAGAACATTTCCGGCGACCAGCCGAGCATCTTCGGGTTCGTGGCGATACGGTAGAGCGACTTCAGATGATCCTTGATCAGGAGGGGCTTACGGGCTTTCCCAGGACGGCGTCTCCCGCAATCTGCGATGCGGTCCGCTCGTCCCGCCGAATTGTCCCGGCAGCAATGTGTGCCGACAGCGCCTTTTCGACAGCCTCGCGCCAGGCGAGCTGGTCGGCGGCCGAGATGTTGCCGTCGTCGAGGATCCTCGCCGAAAGCGCCGATATCTGATCCTCGTCATCCGCGACAATCAGGCAGCGGACGGCGCAGGCGACCGCCTTCGGCTCGAAGCCGAGAAGGCGGCCGTAAAGCTCGTCGAGCGCGCGGGCGCCGATCGCGTCGGAAAGGCGAGCTAGCCCGGAGAAGGTGACGGCGATGCGGAAGTCGATCGAGCCGATGCGAACCTCCGCCTCGCCCCGTAATGGGTTGGCAGGCAACATGGAACTCTCCGCTTAGACAGCCGGCACGAAGGTGAGCGCGCCGGTCATGGCGCAACGGATATCGGCCTGCAGCTCGTTGGTCTTGTCGCCCGAGAAGGTCATCGAGACGAGCATGTCGCCTTCGAAGGTGCCGACGCCGGGCACCGTGACCTGATACTCGGTGATGACCTGGTTGACGGCATCGGCGGTCACCGCCTTCATCGTAACGGTATCGACGAAGGCGCCCTGCCCGCTGAAACGGATGGACTGGATGCCATACATCAGCGCCAGCGTGAGCTTGCTGCCGGGATCGGTGCAGCTCGGTTTAGTGATGTCGATTTCCTCGTTGTTGATCTCGAGGGATCGCTGTTCGGTGATGCAGGCCAAGGTGAAGGCACCTGCGCCGGTCGAGCGGGCAAGCGTGAGCTGACGGCCGAGAGCCATGGCAAAGTCCTCTTTGTGCTGGTGGGAGTGGTGGCGCTACTGCATGCCGCCCAAAAGTGTGCAGCGGTTTTGGGATAACGGCATGCAGAGCGTTTAGAGCGCAGCCTGGTCGGGATTGGCGGCAAGCGTCTTGTAGGCGATCTGGTAGTTGAGCGAACCGGCAAGCAGGGAAATGCCGGTCTGCGGGTTCACGAAATACTGTTCCGACTGCAGCAGCGCCTCAATGGCGAGGCCGCCGAGAGTGATGTCCGAGGCCATCGCAGCCTCGATCAGCACGCAAAGCCGGTCGAATTCCTCTTCCGGCTCATCGTCCCGCAGGTGCACGACGATCGAGAGCGGCAGGGACCGATCGTAGCCGTCCTCTCCGGCTGGCCCCGATGAGGGCCGGACCATCAATGTCTCCGACCTGTCGGCCCAGGTGACTGTGAGGGCCGGCAGCTTCTCTTGCGGGATCGCACCCTTGCGGCCGCGCTTCACCTTGTCAGCACCGGAGAACTCCGGAATGGCCGAGAGGCGGGCGATGACGGCCGCGAAGATCTGGCTGCGGCGATGCGCCATGTCAGGCGCCCGGGCGGCCGAGGTCGCGGAGCGCCTGGTTTACGACACCTGCGGAATAGCCGGCCTCGATAATCTGCGCGCGCGCCTTGCCACTATCGAGCAAGCGACCGATGTCGGAGCGGATTGCCGAGCGCAAGCGGGACGGCAATTGCGGCCATGGCCGCTGCGTCATGGCGCCGGCGGTCTGGCGCGCGGTCTTCTTCTTGGCGCCCTCTTCCGTCGAGAACAGCGCCTGGCAGAGGTCCTCCATCGGATCGACCGCGACGGCCGGAGCCTGCTTCTGTTCCTGTGTCTTCATGATCAGATATCTCCGGCAAGAGAGATGCGGAGCATGGCCCGCGCATCATCGTCGATATTGATGACCTGGTAGGTGACGCCGCCGATTGCGACGCTGTCGCGCTGGCTGGCGAGACCGGGCACGGCGGAGGCGGATACGGCGAGCAGATGGGTGGTGCCTTCGACGGCCTGCTCCTGCTCCTCCGCCAGATCGGTTTCCCGCCACACTCGCAGGATGACCCGCACGACGGGCCTGGCGACACCGTCGACCGTGAACACGGCGTCGGCATTGCCGAAGGCTTTGGCGAACTTCGGCCCCATCCTTTCGAACATGGCGGGACGCGGCGTCATTGCGGGGCCGTCAGCTTTTCGATCTCGGCCTGAAGCTTGGTGACTTCGCCGGCCAGCGTCGCATTGTCGGTCTCAAGTTGTTCGTTCTGCTTCAGTAGCGTGTTGCGATCGCCGAGCGCGCTGTCACGCTCCGCCGTCAGCCGGTCATTGTCGGCCGAAAGCCTGTCGTTGTCGGCGGAGAGCTTCTCGATCGCCTCGCGAAGCTTGTCGAGATCGACGGAAGGCACGGGCTTCGCGGCCGTGGCGTCGGGGCCGGCGGTAAAGGCGCCGAAATTCTTGCGGAAATTTTCCGCTTCCTCGGCCGTGATGCCGCCGGTACCGACCGGAACCGGCTCGCCGGGCGCGTAGGATTTCTTGCCGACCTTGACGGTCACATTGAACTGCTCGGTTTTCTTGCTCATCGGAGCGTCCTTTCAAGTCCCGATATCCGCCGGCGAGAGACCGGCGGATATTCGGGCGAACACAGGTTGGAAGGGATTATCGAACCAGCGCGAACAGGCTGGCGTCCGGCTCCGGAGCGATCGGAAGCGGCGCGGCCTGCGTCTGGACGATGGTTCGCGACGGGTTCCGTTCCCGCCACATGTCGGGGAAGCGCTCCATCGACAGGAGGGCGTCATTGTCGAGGATGGCGCCGTAAGCGAAGTGGCCCATGAAGCCGAAGGGATCGAAGATTCCGACGCCCATGGAAGGCCAGAAGTTGTTGCGCACGCCGCCGACCGTGTAGGGCTGCGAATACTGGATGAAGGTCAACTCGCCAATGGTGCCGAGAACCGCGTAATACTTGTTCTCCGCTCCGGTGCTGACCGGCCCCAGCTGCATGATGCCGCCATCCTGGCGCCGGTTGTCGAGCGCGTCGAGGAACCGCTGCGACTTCTTCAGGAGACCCGCAGCGCCTGGGCCGAGCAGCACCTCGCGGGCGGTGAAGCCGCTGGTATCGGAAAGCAGCTGCACCCACTCCTCGACATCGTCCATCGGGTCGACGCCGGCTTCGCCCCAGCGCGCTGCGCCGGCGAGTGCGATCGTCAGCGCGGCATTACGGCCGAAGTTGACGGTCTGCGTCGGATAGTCCTCGCCCTCGACAATTACCTGGCCGGTACGGATGACCTGCGAGCACATGAATTCCTCGCGCCGGGTGATCCGTTGGTCCTGATCGTCGATGATCGTCGCCAGATTGTAGGCGTAGCGCTGCGCCGGCGAGTTGCGGCCGCCGATCGGCTCGCCCGGCATGCGGATCATGTTGCCGCCCGGGCGAAGCGTATTCTGCGGCTTGACATAGGCCGGCGTGAAACTGGTCGCCTTGAAGCCGCGGTTGGCCGAGTCCTTGCCCGGAACATCCGGGTGGACAAACGGCGCAAGCTCGCGATCCGGCAGGATCTTGTCGAAGACGATCTGTTCCATATCGGAAAGGACCGTGGTGGAGAAATAGCGATCGCGCAGGAAAGCTTCCGGGCGGTCGCGGGGAGGCAGAACCGCAACGAGTTCTGCGGTGGAGAGGAGAAGTTCTTCCATGTGTGTGGTGTCCTTTCGGTCTCGGGCTTACTTCAGGACGCGCACGTAGAGGGGAGCGCCTGCCTTGCGGAAAGCGGCCTCGACCGTAGCGGCCGTGTGTCCGGCGCCCAGAATGAGTTTCGTCGAATCGAAGGCGCCGCTCGCGTAAGCCGCGGCAACGACATCGCCGGCGGATGCATCGCAATCGGTCGCCAGCACCAGGGCGGGCGTCTGCGACCCGTCAGCGGCGGCCGAAGCGGACAGGGTGTATTTGTCCGATGCGGTGATGTTGCCGAGGACAGCACCACGCTTGAGGTTCTGACCGCTGACGATGGTGATGTTGCGGGTGATGACCGGCACGTCGGAAACGAGCAGGTCGTTCGGGGCGAAGGTGGCTTCTCCCATGATCAGGAATCCTTCCGGTTACGGCCGTGACGGGCCAGGATGGTGGAGCGGACGGTGGAGATCACCGCCTGTTTCTCGGTGGCCTTGC